ATTTCTGATGTTGCTTCATTTAAATCATCAGCTACAGTTTCTACTTCTGAAACAGCTTCTGCTAAATCATTTGCTACAGCTATAACTTTAGTAATATCTGCTGCAACTGTATTTACAGAATTTATATTATTTGCAACAGTTGTTACATTTGCATGAACACCTGCAACTGTAGTTACATTAGATGCTATTCCACTTACTGTTGTTATGTTAGAAGCTATTGCTGCTACTGCATTGACGTTAGTAATATCGTGGACAAATTCTAAAGCTGTACCACCAGAATTTACTGTTAAAATTTTATTTGCTGATAAATTAGGAAAAGTTAAATTAAATGTATTTGACGTTGTAGCAGCAGCTTTAGGAGAAAATTTTAAATCTCTTTCTACTTGCTGAATCATGGCAATAACTTTGTCTAATTCAGTATTTAATGAATCTATTTGGAATGCTCCAGATGTTGGAAAATCTGTTGATCTAGCTACAGCTAAATCTCTATAAATAGTAATAATATCATTAACAGTAGCTCCTCCCCCTAATGTAATTGATCCACCACCAGAAACTCCTGCTCCAGTTACCGAATATTGTGAAGCTGATGAAGGTGATGCATTATAAGATAACTGAGAAGTACCATTAAATACTTTAATATCGTTTACTGTAAAAAATTCAAAAGGAACAGAAAAACTAGTCTGTCCTGATGTAGCAGTATATTGGACACGTGGTTCTGTGTCAGAAATAGTAATAGCCATTAATAAAGTCCTTTTTGTATGTCGTCAAACAACCAATCGAGATACCATACATTCTGAAATGGTATTAACCTACGCACATTCTTTGCTGTGTGGTGATTATATTTTCCTCCAAACACATCAAACATTATGTCAGCAATATTATAAATTTGACCACCAGTTGGGCCAAATGCTGTTCCCATTTTCCATCTCATAGAAGATCCGTATGGTTTTTTTTCTCCTAACGCTGGGCCAATTCCAATTCTGTTATCTGATAAAGTTTCAATTGCTTTATTAACATCAGTATAAATTCCTGCTAGTCCTGATCTATCAAAAGCATTTAATAATTTTTGTGTCATAGATAATTTACCATAATCTCTGTTAAATCTAACTTTATGATAAACTCCATCAATTAACATACCAGATCCCATCAACATCATTGCACCAAATAAAAAATCTAAATCTTTTTCTTGCATACCCCTCATTAACATTCTTTGAGTTGATGACATTGCAAATTTTTTAAATTGTGCAAAAGTTGAACCTAATTCAGTACTCATCCATTTAGGAGTATCTCCTAAACCTGGAGTAACAATTGTAACATTAATATCTTTATTAAGAGCTGCACCAAAAGCATCAATAGCTTGTGTATCAGTCCATTGAGAAGTGTTAGCCATAAAATTATGTTTTGTTTTAGTGCCATGTCTTTCAAATTCTTTAGCTATTCTAATAGCCATTTGTTCATCAATACCTGATGTAGCTAAAGCTGTTTTCCATTTATCTGATAAACCACCTTTGCTCCATTTAATAGAATCTTCAATAATTCTAGAACCAATAGTAACGGATGCCATTGATTTAGCCATTTCTGTCCATCTAGACATAAGGTTAATATACATAAAGTTAATTGCTGATACTTTACCCATAGCTCCTTCAAGTCTATTAGCTAAACCAAACATATCTCCTACATCTGCAAATAACATTGCTCTTTGACCTGTAACCATATCAACAGCTTCACCAAAAGATTGAGCTTCAGCTTTGCTCATTTTGTATAAATTTCCACCTGATAAAGAATTTGCAAGTAAATCAAATTGACTTCTAAATCCTCTTTGAATACCAGAAGTCATAGTTATACGAGCTATATCTGGTACTGCTGCAAAGAAACCAGTAAGCATAGTTAATGCATTGTAATGTTTAGCAGTTCTCATTGCTACCGAAGTCCAAGCATGAGGATTTGCAGGTAAACCATATGTTCCTTTAATAAGTTCAATAGCTGCTTCTAAATCTGATAAAGTTTGATCTCTTTCTTTAAGTAATCTTGCTTTATCTGATTTTTTACCCATAGCAATTTTAGCATTATATTCTGATTGAATAGTTTTAAGACCAGCTTCAAATCCAGACATTTCACCATCTGCAACAAATTTAAATCCTAAACCATTAGGATCACCATATTTTTGTGTAAGTAAAATGTCAGGTATCATTTGACGAGCATATATTTTTTGTAATGCATATATGTCAGATTGGATCATACCTGCTTCAATTAATTCTAATTGAGCTTGTTTATCTAAATTTAATTCTCTTGATCTATTAGCTCTAGCGTATCTTGGATCTTTAAATACATATCTTTGTATTTCATCGTAATCACCTTTTCTTGGTTTAACAAAAGGAAAATGATTTGATAAATCTTTAACTAATTGATCTAAATCTGCTTTATTAATTTGAATACCTTTTCTAGCATAAAAATCAGTTATAATTTTTTTAAATAAATCTTTATTACCATCAATAGCATTTTTAATATAAACGATATTAATATAATCTTTAACTCCTTGACCTTCTTGGATTCTTTTTAATCTTTGAGTTAATTTTTCAATTTCTTTTTCAATTCTAGAAATATTATATGTAGTAGTTTCTTGATCTCCATATTTACTTGTAAATGATACAGATCCTTCTTTTTTAGTTCTTAAATTTTTAAGTTGTGCTTCCCAAAAAGCTAATTCAGATCTAACAGGTAATTCTCTTATTTTAAGTTCATTAGCTAAATTAAATAAAGGTTCATAAACTTTTTTTTGAGTTATTCTTGCAGCTTCTGCTACTTCAGGTATTGCATCATCAAAACTATTAAGTCTTGCAATAGTAACTCTTTTAGCAAATTGACTTTCAGTTAACCAACCTTGAGATTGAGCATCTTTACCTCTATTTTTAAACATCATCATAAAATCAGTTTTAGGTACAGATGCACCTGTTTCTTTTTGTTGTCTTTGCACATATTTTAAATATTGATCTTTAAGCATTTTATGAGATTCAATTTCCCCTACTCTCATCATACGCATATCAGTTTCAATTGATTTGCCTGATGATTGAAAACCCCAAGCTTTAGTATTTTTTAATTTAAGTAATGGCGTATCTAATAAATTAGCCATCATTTTTCTAGCAGTTAATGAAGTACCTTGATTTATAACTCTAAATACAGGTGTCCATGGCCCATCTTCTCCAAATACTTTTAAATAAGTTTGAATAAATTTTTCACCATGCATTTGTTCTTTGTATGACATACGTTTTTTAGTACCAACTTCAGCAGCTCCTACTGAGCTTGGTTTGGGATCAGTTTTATTAGGATTAACAAACGTACCATCTACAGCAATATCATCTGATTTAATTACAGCACCATCTGTAATACTAACATTTGATTTACCACCATTGTAATACTCATCTAATTCTTTAATTTGTTTTTGTGTTTTAAGACCTGTATTGCCACCTAATTTATTTAATATAAATGGTATTCCATAACCTGCTGCTGCAACCATTGGTACATAGCTATCATCTCTTAATGGATCTATATTTTGTTTAGCAATTTCTTCTGCAAGAATTGAAGATCCAATTACTTTAGCACTTTGAAATCCTTTAGTAAAAAATAATGCTGTTGACGGATCTAGTAATGCTCCTGTTATTTTACCTATGTAATGATATGGAGAATGATAATTTAATTCTTGATGTTTTTTATATTTACCAATTAATGCAGCAGTTTCTGCTGTACTTTTACTAAAATAAAATAAATGCATATGATCCTCATAACCTTTTAATTGTGGATCTTGTGCTGGAACATAGTTATCTTCAGGTACAAAATCTGAATTATCTGACATATGTTGATATAACATTGTAGGTAAATTTTCAGTTTCAAACCCACCTTTAAAATCTTTCCACCAATCAAATGTAATTTGTTCTTGTGGTTCTGATTTTAAATCATTTAATGTTATTGGTTGCTGAAAATATGTTGCCATTATAATTTGCCTAATTCACCATTGTATGAATTAATAGCTTCATTAAATCCTGCATAAATTACGGAATCAACATAGGCATTTGTTGTACCAAATTTTTCTTGGAAATATTCAAATCCCATTTCATGTTGAATCATAAATTTAACTAATTGATGCATTTGATTTGCATCCATTATATTAATTGTATCTGTTGGTTCAAAATTAGTATGTTGATCTAATGCTTTTAAATAAGACTTACTATCTTGAGCATACATAGTAAGTATATCTTCTATTGTAGGTTCTGAGCCATATCTTTTATCTACTCCATTTAATTTAGCTGTTAATGTAGAATGATTAATTATAGATTTAACAGCAGCTCTAACACTATGTTTAGGATGAGAAAATACTGCAAAATTTCTACTATCTCTATTGTAATTAACTGGTAATTCACCATCCCAATTATCTGAACTAACTGCCATCCAGTTATTTGTTCTATGTGTTAATCTTAAATCAGTATTTTGATAATTAGTTAATGCATAATGTTTAAAGTTTTTAGCCATTGCATTTTCATTCATTACTAATTTTTCTGGAGGCAATAATGATTCAATAACTTTTTCGTTATTTGTTAAATCTCTATTTGCGTTTATTTGTTTTTGATAACTTAAATTATTAGTAGCTATATCTTTAGCTAAATTTAATTCAGATTGTATTTCTCTAAGATCACCATCAAAACCCATCATTCTAGCTATCCAAGCAAAAGGT